CGCACGGCGGACGTGCTGCACGAATCGGTGGAGTATTCGATGCTGCAATTCATCGACAGCCCCATCGACGACGGCCTGATCGATGCGGTCAAGGAGTCGGTCAACGGCTTCATCCGCACGCTGATCGCGCGCGGGGCGCTCATCGACGGGGCCTGCACCTACGACCCGGCCAAGAACCCGCCGACGGAAATCGCGCTCGGGCATCTGACGTTCGACGTTACCTTCATGCCGCCCACGCCCGCCGAGCGGATCACTTTCGAGAGCTTCATCGACATCGGTCTGCTGGCCAAGCTCGGCAGCCAGCAATGAGGAGCTAAGACATGGCCAACATCCTGATTCACCGCATCACCAATGCGAACATCTACATGGACGGCTCAAACCTTCTTGGTCGTGCCGAGGAAATCGAGCTGCCGCAGGTCAAAGTCAAAATGGCCGAGCACAAGGCGCTGGGCATGGTCGGCACCATCCGCGCCTTTTCCGGCATAGAGGCCCTGGAAGGCAAGATCAAGTGGGCGAGCTTCTACGCCGATGTGCTCAAAAAGGCTGCCAACCCCTTCAAGACCGTGCAGCTTCAGGTGCGCGGCTCGCTGGAGGGCTGGAACACTCCCGCGGGTCGCAACACCGAAAAGCCCGTGGTGGCCGTAATGCAAGTTCTGTTCAAAAACTTCCCGCTCGGGCAGTTCAAGCAGCACGAGAACGTCGAGATCACCACCGAGTTCGACGCCTGGATGGTCAAGCTCACCGCCGAAGGGCAGGACATCCTGGAGATCGATGTGGCGGCCAACATCTACAAGGCGGGCGGCGTCGATATGCTGGCGAACTACCGCGCCAACATCGGAGGCTGAGCTAGATGGACATCGACCTCAAATACCCGATCACCACCGGCGACGGCAAGAAGGTCTCGCGCCTTCAGCTTCGCCGCGCCACCGTGGGCGACTTGAAGGCCGCGCAGCGCGTCTCGGACAAGGCCGAGGAGCAGGAAATCGCGCTGATCGCGCGGCTCACGGGCCTCGTGCCGGAAGACGTGGAGCTCTTGGACCTGGCCGACTTCAAGCGGCTGCAGGATTCCTTTCGCGCGGCTCTCGACGGCTGACATCGAGGCGGGCGTGGAGCTGCTGGCGCTGGCCTACCGCTGGCCGCCGTCGGAGGCCGAGCGCATGGACATCGACGAGTTCGTGCGCTGGAGCAAAAGGGCGGACGAGGCGCTCAAGGCGCGCGCCGGAACATGACCGAGGCCGCGCCGACCGCGCCCGGCACGAGAAGCGCCAGCAGCGCCCCGGCGGGCACCAGCGCCCACCACGGCAACCAGGCGGCCAGTGGCACGGCGGCAAGCGCGATGAGGATGACGGCAACGAGAGTCATGACGCAATAGTATGGCGCAGGAATTCTTTCTCGGCATCAAGCTGGGCGCGATCGGGGCGTCCGCCGTCGGTGCGGCGCTCGGCTCCGCCCAGTCCGCCATGACGCGCCTGGGCGATGTGGCCAAGAGCCTCACCCGCGAGCAGGAGCGCCTGGGCGAGGCCATCCGCCGCCACATGGGCACGCTTGCGCCCAAGACGCTGGCCAGCCTCAACCGCGACTACGAGCGCCTGGGCCAGACCATCGACGCCGTGCGCGCGCGACAAGAGAAGCTCGGCGCGGCCATGAGCCGCCGTCAGGCGCTGGCCGACCAGCGGGGGCGCATCGGCGGCGAGATCATGGGCACCTATGCCACCGCCTTGGCCGTGGGGGCGCCGGTGATCGGCGCGGTGCGGGAGGCCGCTGGGTTCGGCGATGCGGTCAAAGACATCGCCATCGTCGGCGAACTCACCGCCGCCGAGGAAAAAAGGCTCGGCGCGAGTTTGCGCGCCGTGGCCTTGAACGTGAACCAGACCGCCGAGGACATGGCGCGCGGGGTGGGCCTCTTGATCGCCAACGGCATGGAGGCCAAGGCCGCCGCGCAGCAGGCCCAGTTGCTCGGGCGCTTTACCACCGCGACGCGGGCCTCGTTTGACGACGCGGCGAAGATGATGGTGAGCTTCTCGCAACTGGGCGTGTCCGCCGACCAGATGGCGCTGGCCTTTTCTCAGGCGGCCAAGGCGGGCAAGCTCGGCAGCTTCGAAGTGCGCGACATGGCGCGCTGGTTCCCGCAACTGGGCGGCTATCTCAAGGCCATTGGCATCACCGGCAACGAGGCGGTGGTCAACATGGCCAGCCGCTTGCAGGTGGCGATGAAGACGGCGGGCAGCACGGATGAAGCGGCCAACAACTTCCGCAACTTCCTGGCCAAGCTCACCAGCCCGGACACGGTCAAGGACTTCGAGAAGCTGGGCCTGGACTTGCAAGGCTCGATGCTCAGGCTCGCGCGGCAGGGGCTGGACCCGATCGAGGGCGCGGTAGGGATGATCCTCCAGAAGGTCGGCCAGCGTGCACCGGAGGTCACGCGCGAACTGGAAGCGCTCTCCAAAGAACTGGCCTCCATCAAAGACCCGGCCGAGCGTGCCGCCGAGATGGAGCGCCGCCGCGCGATGATCGAGGCGCTCGGCCAGCGCGCGGGCCTGGGGCAGATGTTCCAGGACATGCAGGCGGTGGGCTACTTGCTGGCCGAAATCCAGAACCGGGATGATTTGAAGCGCATCCGCGCGGAGGTCGCTACTGGAAAAAATGCCGACGGCCAGATGAGTCTGGACGCCGACTTTGCCAAGCGGCTGGAATCGCCCGTCGAGCAGATGAAGGCGATGCGCATCGCCATGTCCGACATGGCGATGGCGGTGGGCGACGCGCTCTTGCCCGCGCTCAACGACATCCTTCAGACCGTCAAGCCCGTGGTGCTGGGGCTGGCCAACTGGGCCAAGGAACACCCGGCGCTCATCAAGGGCGCGGTGGGGTTTGCGCTGGGGCTGGCCACGGTCAAGGCGGCCACGCTCTCGCTCGGGTGGGGGCTCAACTTCTTCGTCAAATCGCCCATCGCCAGCTTGCAGGTGGCCTGGCAGTCGCTCGCCTCGCGGGCGCTGATGGCGCGTGCGGCGCTGCTGGCAGGGTCCGGCGGCTTCAAGGCCGTGGCGCTGGCCGCCGGGTTGTCGGAGGGGTTGATCGGCAAGCTGGGCGCGGGGCTCGTCAGGTTCCGCGCCGTGGCGGTGGCGGCGCTCACCGGCGCGGGCCGGGCGCTGATGTGGCTGGGGCGCGCCGTCATGCTCAACCCCATCGGGCTGGCGCTGACGGCGATTGCCGGGGCGGCGTATCTGGTCTGGCGCAACTGGGATGTGATCGGCCCGAAGCTGGCCGCCGTGTGGCAGCAGATGAAGGCCGGATTCGTCACGGCCTGGGCTTGGCTCAAGGGCCTGCCGGACCAGATGCTGGCGCTCGGGCGCGAGATCGTGGCGGGCCTGATCGACGGCATCAAGGCGCGAATCGCCGCTGCGGGCGAGGCCGTCACGTCCTTGGGCGAGACGATCAAGAGCAAGTTCAAGGGGTGGCTGGGCATCCGCTCGCCCAGCCGCGTGTTCGCCGAGTTCGGGCAGATGATCGGCCTGGGCGCGGCGCAGGGCATTGCGGGCATGGGCGGGGCAGTGGCGCGCGCCACGGCGGGGCTGGCGCTGGCGGCGACAGGGGCGTTCAACCCAGTGCTGGCCGCCGGTGTGCCCGCATTGCAGGCGACGCTTGCCGCAAAGCCCGCGGGCGACGACCGGCCATCGGCTGAAGCGGCCGCGCCGATGACCATCACCTTCGCGCCGGTGATCCATGTGACCGCCGCACATGGCGGCGACGTCAAGGCGCAGGTGCAGGAAGCGGCGCGCCTGTCGTTTGCCGAGTTCGAGCGCTTGATGCGCCGCTGGCGGGATGAGCGGCGTCGGCTCTCTCCGATGGGAGGCTTGTCATGAGCCTGTACGCGGTGCTCGGCGAAACCGAGCTGGACATCATCGCCTGGCTCGACGGCTTCGAGGCACGCTTTGCTGCCGAGTGGCCCGAGCAGGGACTGATCGGAAGGAAGAGCCTGATCCAGCACACCGGCTTTGCGCCGGACGAGGTGCGGCTGCGCGTGCTGCTGCACAGCCAGTGGTGCGACCCGGGTGCGGAGCTGGCCAAGCTCAAGGCGCGGCTGGACGATGCGCAGCCGCTGGCCTTCGTGCTCGGCACCGGCGAATACCGGGGCCGCTTCGTGCTCACCGAGGTGTCGGCGGTCACGCGCCAGACCGATGGTTACGGGGCCTTGATCGCGTTGGAGGCCGACATCACGCTCAAGGAGAGCATCGGCGACCCGGCCGAGCCCGTGCCGCCTGCGGTGCTCTTGCCCGGCTGGCAGGCGCCGGTGACGCAAGCCGGGGAGGCGATGGACGTGCCGGTGGAGACGGTGTTTGCCGAGTCCCCTGCGGGAGATGCTGCCGAGGCCATCGGCGCGGCCATTGGCGCGATGGGACAGGCGGCGCAGGTGGCTTCTGGCCTGTCCAGCCTCGTGGCGGTAGCGCAGTCGGATCCGCTCGCCGCCGTGTCGCTCGCCGCGCCGCTGGCATCGTCCATCGGCGCGGTGGCCGAAGCCTTGCCGGTGGAGGCGGTAGCTGGTATCCAGGCCATCAGTAGCGCGGCGGGGGCCTTGTCCATCGCCAGAGGAGATCTCGAATCCGCCGCCGCTTGGCTGGCTTCGCCTGCGCCGGGCGCGATCTTGGCGCGCGCGGGGTATGCGCTTTCGCACACCAGCGGTGCGCTGGAGGCGCTCGATTCGGCGCGCGGCGTCTTCGCACAGGCAGCGGCCGCGATTGCCACCCGGAGCTTTGCAGCATGAAGGCGCTGATCCACATCACCCGCGAGGGCGAGCGCTGGGACGGCATCGCCTGGGCCTACTACCGCGACGCGCGGCAGATGCAGCGCTTGCTGGAGGCCAACCCGCACCTGGCCGCCGCGCCCACGCTGCCGTCGGGCCAGAAGGTCGTCGTGCCGCTTGTGACGCGTGATCCAGCCGCCACCGACCCGGCGAGGCTGCCGCCATGGCGACGCTGACCCACCCGCGCGCCACGCTCAGCTACAACGGGCGCGACGTGACCGCCGACCTCTCGCCCTACCTGATGGAGCTGAGCTACACCGACCGCCTCACCGGCGAGGCCGATGGGCTGGACGTGCTGCTGGCCAGCCCTTCCGCGCTCGATACCCGGTGGCTTTCCGACTGGTACCCGGACAAGAGCGTGACGCTCTCGGCCACGCTGGGCTACGCGGGCGGGCCGCAGGTGGCCACCGGCGAGATGGAGGTGGACGAGATCGAGATCGACGCGCCGCCCTTGCAGGTGCGCATCCGCGCGATCGCGGCGGGCCTCACCCGGCAGGCGCGCACGCGCATTGGACGCGCCTACGAGAACAAGAAGCTCTCGCAGATCGTCGATGAGGTGGCCCAGCGTCTGGGCGCGAAGCGTGCGGGCAAGATCGACCCAGACCCGCAGCTCGACCGCGTGACGCAGTATCAAGAAGGCGACTGGGCCTTCCTGCATCGCCTACTCCGTGAATACGGCTACACCGTCAAGCTCACCGACAACAACCAGACGCTGGCCGTGGCGCGGCCCAAAACGCTGGCCGAGCAGGAGCCGGTGGCGACCTTGACGCCTGCGCTCATCACCGCCTGGCGCTACCGCGACAAGATTCTTGATGTGCCGCAGAAGGTGGCCGTGAAGCACCACGACCCGGCCAAGGGCGGCGTGACGGTGGCGGAGAAGACCGAAGGCGGCGAGAGCGCCGAGGACGTGCGCCTGATCCACCGCCGCGCCCGCTCGCCCGAGGACGCCGCCGCACAGGCCGAAGGCGAGGCCGAGCGGCACGCCATCGACAAGACGGCGCTCTCGCTCACCCTGCCGGGCGATCCGGCCATCGTCGCGGGCAGCGTCATCGCGCTTGCAGGCTTCGCGCGGCTCGGCGGCCGTTATCTGGTGACCGAGGCGCGGCACAGCATTTCACGCTCCGGCTACACGCTGGAGATCGACACCCGGAGGCTGCCAGATGCTGGAAACCCATGACGAAGCGGGCGTGACGATCCGCTGGGGGGTCGTGAGCGCGATCGATGAGACGAGTCACGCCGTGCGCGTGTGGCTGCCAGATCTGGAGCTGGAGACCTGGTGGCTGCAAGTGCCCACCGCTGGCAGCCGGGGCGATAAGCACTACGCGCTGCCGGACATCGACGAGCACGTGGTCTGCCTGCTGGACCGCCGCGGCGAGGTGGGTGTGGTGTTGGGCAGCGTGTTCGGCCAGCGCGATGCGGTGCCGGTGACGGGCGGCGCGGACCGGCACCACATCCGCTACCGGGACGGCACCACGATCGACTACGACCGGCGCACGCACCGGCTGGCGCTCTCGGTGCGCGGCCCGGTGGAGCTGGTGGCCGACGGGCCGGTGACGGTGGCCGCGCCCTCCGTCACCCTCGACAGCCCGCAGGTGACGGTGACGGGGCGTTTGACCGTGCACAGCGGCCTGCAAGTCAGCGGCCCGGTGGCGGTGGACGGCAACATCGATGCCACGGGCAGCATCATGGATGCGGGCGGCAACTCGAACCATCACAGCCACTGAACCCTGAACGCTTTCGCGCTGCCCTCGGGCGCGGCCGCGCGCGACCATTGCCGCCATGAGCACGATGGTCGACACCCTGCCGCGCCGCGCCCACTGGCAGATCGCCCTGGGCGGGGCAGGCTACGCCGAGGCGCTGGACGATCTGCGCCAGGCCATCGCCATCATTCTGCTCACGCGTAAAGGCTCTGACCCGCTGCGCCCCGCGTTCGGATCGGACATCTGGCGTTACATCGACCACCCCATCGACCGCGCCCGCCCACACCTGGTGCGCGAGGTGGTCGAGGCCATCCGCCGCTGGGAGCCGCGCGTCAAGGTCGAACGCGTGACCGTGACGCTGGATGAGGCGCACGCGATCCGCATCGGCATCCACTTCACCACGCCCGATGGCGTGCAGGCCTCCGCCGAGGTTCGGCCATGAGCGAGCTGCCCAAGATCGTCCCCGACGACCCGGCGGCCATCGCCGCCGAACTCAAGGCGGCGTATGAGGCGGCCACCGGCCGCACCGTCTACCCCGGTCAGGCTGAGCAGCTGCTGATCGACATCTGCGCCTACCGCGAAAGCCTGTGCCGCGCCGCCATCAACGAGGCCGCCCGGCAAAACCTGGTCGCCTTCGCGCGCGCGCCCATGCTCGACTACCTGGGCGAGCTGGTGGGGGTGGCGCGCCTGCCAGGCGAGGACGACGAGCGTCTGCGCGAGCGCATCCGGCTCGCGCCAGAGCACTTCTCTGTGGCCGGGCCGCGCCTGGCCTACCGCTACCACGCCATGAGCGCGGACGCCGCCGTGCTGGACGTGGCCGTGCGCTCGCCAGAGCCGGGGCTCGTGGTGCTACACCCGCTCACCGCCTCCGGTCTGCCTTCCGCCGACATCAAGGCGCGCGTGCTGGCTGCTGCCAGCGCAGAGGACGCCCGCCCCCTGTGCGACACGGTTAGCGTGCAGGACCCGGTGGACTTCCCCTACAGCGTGGCCGCCACCGTCACCCCCTACGCCTGGGCCGACCGCGCGAGCGTGCGCGCCGCCGCCGAGGCCGCCGTGACCGCATTCTGCGCGACGAAAGCGCAGCGCCTGGGGCAGGACGTGACCCGCTCGGCCCTCATCGCCGCGTTGCACGTGCCGGGCGTCAAGCGCGTGACGCTGGATGCGCCCGCCGCCGATATCGCGGCGGATGCGCACCACTGGACGCACGCGACCGCCATCGCCGTGACCGTCGAG